GATCTGGGCCAGGGCGGCGGGGTAACGGGCCACCACCGGGGCGGCGTAGCCCCAGACCCCGAGGCGGATGGACTCGGGCCCCAGCACCTCCTCGTAGCGGAAGTTGAAGGTGGACGACTCGAGCAGCAGCATGTCGTCGGCCTTGGCCACGTAGAGCAGGTTGTCGGTGGCCGCCCAGCTCGCCACGACGGACAGGCCGGTCACCTCGCCGGCGATCTGGCCGTAGGTGATGGCCTCGCCGAGGCCGTAGGCGTTGACCGGGCCGTGATAGCCGGTCACGATCAGCGGGCGGCCCTGGGAGTCCTTCTCCTTGGCGATGTAGGCCCAGGCGCCCTCGGAGCAGAAGACCACTTTCGGTGCCGCCTTACGGTGCTTCCTTATGCTGGCGGCGGCGTCGATGAAGCAGTCGGGCAGGTTGGCGTAGACCGGGGCGGTGCCCGGGTAGGTGATCACCGCGGCGAAGCCGCTGGCCCCGTTGATGGCGTTCACCACGGCGGTCTCGATCTGCTCGTTGTAGGACCCCATGCAGTCGGCGTAGACGATGCCGTCGACGGCGGGGTTGGAGCCGTCGAGCAATTGGCGCGACACGTCGACCTTGCCGGTGTAGGTCTTGGGGCTGGTGGTCAACAGGTTGACGTTGAACGAGCCGTCGTTGGGGATGGTGTTCTCGGACGCCTGAGCGGTCACCGCGGCGCCGGGGACGACCTGGACCCCGATGTTGACCGGGTTGGCGTCGGTGATGCCGACGCGGCGCAGCGTGTCGGCCCAGGGCCGGGCGCCGTGGGCGATGATGGCGAACTCCTCGAAGAGCCAGGTCGGCGGAATGACACCGGTACCGGTGGTGGTGGTGCCCGCAGCCCGGTTCATCAGCGAGTGCCGGCGCAGGCGGTCCCCGGCGTCGGGGTCGCCGTCGAGCTGGGCGTGCAGCAGGTCCCTGAAGAAGCGCGGGCCCTCGCCGCCGGCGTCGCGCCGGTAGACCTCGGGCTCGTCGCCCACGCGGACCATGGGCAGGTTGCGGGTCTCGACGGGCGGGGCGTCGGTCATGGCGCGCACGGCGGCGAAGCGCCGCTCGTCGGTCTCGCGCAGCTCCACGAGGCGCTCACCGAGCGGGCCCATCTCGGTGCGGAGGCCCTCGAGCAGCCCGGCCTCGTCCTCGGTGGGGTCGCGGCCCTCGGTGTCGCAGCGGTTCAGGATCTCGTCGTAGCTGTCGGACAGCGTCCGGTAGTCACCGGCCATACGGTCGAGCAGGCGGTTCGGCATTTGGGACCTCCGAGAAGGTCGGGCGCCGTGGGCGCGCGGCGCGGAACATTTCGCCCGCAGCCGGTTCGCCTCTCGCCGGGGCCGCGGTTCGAATCCGCGGGGGCAGCCCTGGACGGTTCAGCCGTCAGTCAGGGTCGATGCTAGAGCGGGCGACCGAGCTGGTCCAGCATTTGGTGCTGGCGGGCCTGGTGGCGGCGCCACTGCTCGAGCCCGGAGCGGTCGCGCACCGCGGTCACCTGGGCACCCTGGTAGGCGGGCTCGTGGGTGAGCACCACGTGATCGAGGTGGGCGGCGGTGCGCACGGCCTCGCCGTTGGGGCCCGTCTGGGTGCCGCCCTTGGCCGGGGAGAACCCGATGGACAGGCCGGTGACCTCACCACTGCGGACCAACTCGAGGGCGTCTGAGGCGCGGGTCGTGTTGTAGAGCGGCCACATGCCCATCAGGCCCATCATGGTCTCGGCCAGGCTGGAGGTCTTGCCGATGGGCTGCTGGCCGTTGCTGCGCGCCTGGTGGCTGTCGAAGAGCTTGACGCGCTGCCACTGGTCGGGCCCGGCGCTGACCTGGGTGGCGAAGGCGCCCGGCGCGAACTGCTCACGGGTCCCGTCCTTGAGGTTGATGGTCTCGCCGTAAGGGACGGCCCGACCGACCAACGTGCGGCCGTCACCGGTGTCACGGATCTCCAGTTCGACCTCGAAGGTACGGGCCAGGATCGCGCCGGGCGGGTCGCCGCTGCGCCCACTGCCGGCCTTGCCGGTGTACTCACCCTTGGACCCGCTGACCGTCGTGGTCTTCGCCAGCGCCTTGGCCTTGTCCATGGCGGCCGCCCGCTGGGCGGCCGAGAGCGTCGACGCCTGGGGGATGCGCGCCAGGGCGTTGGCCACGTGGGGTTCGTCGACGTCACCGGCCGCGTTCTTGACCGGGAAGTAGCGCAGGCTGCGCGGGATCGTCTTGCCGTCGGCGTCCTTGCGCCCACCCGGCCCGATCAGCAGGAAGGCGCTGTCGGGCAGGTCGTTGACGTAGGCCGTCGTCCAGGTGTCTCGGGTCACGGTCATTTCTCGGCTCCATTCATGATGGGCGCCCCGGCCATCTCAGCGGGCACCGACTGGTTCGGGCCGGCCGGCGCCATGTCTGCGGGCATGAGGGCGGTCGCCGGCGCCTTGGGTGGCGGCGGGGGTGGCGGCTCGGCCTCGAGCGGGTTGGGCACGCCCAGTTCGCCGGCCACCACCCCCATCGGGTCCAGGTTCTCCTTCGCTCTGATCTCGTCGACCAGCAGCCATTGGCTGGCCGGGCCCGGGCCGCCCAGGGCGAAGTTGTAGGCCTGGTACTTCGACAGCGTGTCGGCCTCCATGGCGGCGGTGAGGTCCCACTCGCAGTTCTGGCCCCGCGGCAACAACTCGATGCTGGCCGCCTGGGCCAGCAGCGTCGTCCAGGGCACCACACCGTCCTGGCGCGCCGAGACCTCGTCCATTTGCGCGTTTTTATATGGAACGCTGCCCTGGTTGGCCCCGAACTTGCTCGGCGGGAGGCCGAAGAGGAGGCAGGCTTCGACCAACGAGAATTGGCGGCTCTCGATCATCTGGCTGTCGACCGCGTTCCACGAGACCGGCGTGAAGTCCACCAGCTCGTTGAGCACGGCCACCGAGGGCGCCCCGGCGTAGTTGGTCACCCAGGCCGACTTGGCCGCGGTCGCCTGCTCGGCGGTGATCTCGGGCCGGTGGATCTTGAGGATCCCGCTCGGCACGCCGCCGCGGGTGAAGTACTGCGCCCCGTAGGCCTGGAGCGCCACCTGGAGGGCGATGGCGTCGGAGTTCGTGTCGATCAGGCCGCGCCCGAGCGGCCAGCCGGCCCGGCCCAGGTGGGACTTGACGTGCCAGACGTCGCTCGGGTCGTAGAGCTGGCCGGCGACGTACCAGGTGTCGATGGTGGGCGCCATGGGGTTGCCGGTGAAACGCACGGCGGCCAGCGTCGGGTGGATCGGTTTGAGCGTCTGGGGGTAGCCGAGACTGGTGCGCGACGTCACCAGGGAGATGGCGTTGCCGTACAGCAGCAGCGACTCGGTGACGCCGGCCCAGTAGGCCATGGGCGTCTGGTTGGGGTCGGGTTGGGCGAGGACGGGCGGCTGGGGGTCGACCAGGTCGGTGCCGCGGTAGGCGTTGACCGGCAGCATGCCGACGGTGCCACAGACGTACGAGCAACCCCGCCAGAACGCCGGCACGCTCAGCGCCGTGGTCTCAGAGGGCTGGGGCAGGTTGACCGGGACCGGGAAGCGCTGTTCGGGCCCGGGCATGAAGGTGGCGCCGGCCACGGCCGAGGGCGCCAGGCTGGCCGGGTGCGCATTGGGCGACGCCATGTTCCCCGCCCTGGCCCGGGCCTCGAGTTCTCGGACCCGCCGGCGCAGCCTCACAGGATCTGCGCCTCGCCGCGGCCGGCCTTCATCAATCCCCAGTGTGCCAGCGTCACGGCGACGAGTGGGGAAATGTCGCCGCCGGTGCGCCTCGTCCAGGCCCAGGCGTCGGCCAGCACGCGCCGGCGCGCGCTGTTGACGGCGACGTTCAGCGCCGGCTGGTCAAGGTGGGCGATCTCGCCGGCCGCCACGGCGTCGTAGAACAGACCGCACGCCTGGCCGTATTCGCGGGTCCCTATGGACTCTGTAGCGACCCCAGAGGCCGCTAGATCGATGCCTAAGGACCCAGCCGGCGACGCCGGGTCGATGATGACCGGCAGGGGCGCCCAGCGGTCGTAGAGCGAACGTAGGCGGGCGACGACCCATTCGGTGCCGGGTCGATGCTCGACGACCTCGACGTGGCGCCGGCGGTCGCGCCGCCAGCCGGCGACGCCGATGGCGGCCGCGGAGCGGTCGGTCGTGACGTCGAGCGCGAAACAGGGCAGGCCGGCGACCTGGGATTTGGGTTCGCGGCACGCCTGCCACAACGCAGCCGGGATGACCGGGCGGCCCGCGGTGGCGCGCCGGTTCAGGTAGGCGCGGGCGAATTCGGCGGCGTCCAGCGCGTCATGGTCGGCCCGTATGACGTCCTCGGTGACGGTGTGACCCAGGGCCGGCATACAGCGCCACCAGGTCGCGGGGTCGTCGGGGTCGTCGTCGTCGGCCGCCGACCATTCGAAATAGGCGACGCCCTGGGTCGCTCCGGCGTCGACCCTGGCGCGGCCGTCGTCGACGAGGTCGTTCATCAGCACGGATTCATCCGTGCCCATGGTCGAGGTCCACCACAGTTGCGCCGCCGGCCGGGACATCATGGCGGGCCGGAACGATTGGAGCAGCCGGTAATCCTTTTGCGCCCAGGTTTCGTCGATCATGCCCAGGTCGAGGTCGAAACCGTGGCCAGACGATTCGCCGCTGGCCGTGATCCCAGCCTGGGAACCGGTGTCGCGCCATTCGGTGCGTTCCAGGCCGGTCTGGCGCCAGGCCCGAAAGCGCGAACGCAGCGGGGAGTCGGCCAACAGGTGCGTCTGTTCCTCCCATTTGGCGCGGCTGTTGATCCGGTCCTGCGCGGTATACAGGCAGCGCTGCCGGCGACCCCAGCCCAGGCAGCGGTCGACGGTCACGGCCAGCAGCAGCGTCGTTTTCCCGCTGCGCCGCGGCACGGTGACGCCGACCTGGCGATAGGCCGGCAGGCCGGTCGCCGGTTCGACCTCGAGCGCCACGTCGGCGACCAGGCGCTGCCAGGGCAGGAACGGCTGGCCGATCAGGTCGGCCCAGGCGGCCGCTCGACCGCCCCAGCTAGGCCGGTCGGTCCGTGGGGTAGCTAGCCGGGGTGAGCAGGGCCGCGATAACTGCGCTAACGCCGTCGTCACTAGGGCCGCCGTCCTTCCCGATCAGGGCGGCGAGCGCCGCCAGGTGCGCGCGCACGACCTGGGCCTTGGCGTAGGCCGGCTGGTCGGCGTCGAGGATCGCCGCGTCGAGCAGGTCGGCCGACGTCAGCGCAGCGGCAATGGCCGCGGCGTCGACGTTTTCGAGCCGGCCGCCGGCGCGCAGCGCTCGAACCGTGCGCCGTGTCGCCGCTCGATTCGCTTTGGCCGAACTGCGCGCCATTGGCGCAGTTTCGCGCCGAACCGGACCGTTTCGGGCCGGGTTCGGGTTTGATTTTGCGCTTTCG